AGAGCTGATCGCAGAGTACGCAAACCCGTTCGGAAGTCGAATCTTTGGAATAAGCGCGATTGAGGTTGCGAGGGCACTGGCTGCTCGCGCGCGCGCGAAGTCGTGCTTGGTGCGCTCATCCATGCTTCTTGCCGTTGGTCTGCAGGCCACGCTCGAGGAGCAGCCGAATGACATCGCTGATACTCGGCTCGATGCCCGTGAGTCGCTTCGCTTCTTGCTGGCGTTTGACGATCTGGCCGTAGAGCGACTTGCTGACGCGTGCGGCGATCGGAACGTCGTGATCGTTCGTCATCGTCTTTCGTTCTAGCAGATCATTTTCACCGTTGACAACGAGAACACGCGGCCGTAGGGTCCGCGACTAGAGAGAGTAGAGAGAGGACGGTGCAGGATGACGGCGAGCGAAAGCGCTCAGGTCGACGGCCCTCGTGTGCGATACGCGGCCATAATCGACACGGAGACGGGTGGCTTGGATCCGTTGAAACATCCCTGCGTTGAGGTCGCAGTGATGCTCTTCGACGTTCGGCGCGCGCAGCCGGTCGCGAGCTTTGCGAGCCTCATCCGGTCTACCTCCAACGAGGCGGAGTTCGTCAACGGCATCCCGCTCGAGATGCTCGCCGAAGCACTCGAGTCCGATCTCGTCTGGCGCGCGGTCAGGTGGCTCATCGAGCCGGCGCAGGTCATCATCGCGCACCGCGCCGAGTTCGATCGGCAGTTCGTGCCCGACCTCGGCAAGCCGTGGGTATGCTCCAAGACCGACATCCGGTGGGGCGATCAGATGCGCGGCGACCACCTCGTGCAGCTCGCGCTCGCTGTCGGCGTCGGGGTCGTCACCGCGCACCGCGCGATGGCCGACGTAGACACACTCGCCCGCATCATGATGCGGATCGCGGAGCGCGGGACCGTCGATCTCGAGGAGATGATCGTGCGGGCGATGCGGCCGAAGACGCTCTTCTACGCGTTGGTCCCGTACGAGAAGCGGCAGATCGCCAAGGACCACGGATTTCTCTGGGACGAGACGAAGCACGGCAAGAACTGGTACCGGTACATGCCGCCAGAGGACGTTGGTGCGTTGCCGTTTTCGGTGAGGGCGCAGCAATGAGCGGCGAGCTGCTCAGGCGGTTTAGGCCCATGAGGGTCTACCTCTGGGAGACCAAAACCTCGTCCGAGGACATCTCGGTCGGCTCCACGTTCTGGAAGCGGACGATCCTTGATCCGCAGCTCTCGCTCTATATCCCCGCGCTCCAGGTGATGGGCTACGACTCGTGCGGCTGCGTCTACGACGCGCTGCTCAAGCCGGACCTCCGTCCGAAGAAAGCAACCCCGCTCGACAAACGCGAGTACGTCAAGAAGACCGGCAAGCTCTACGCGAACCAGCGCGAGACCGACGAGACGCCCGAGGAGTTCTACCAACGTTGCCTGGCCTCCATTGCCGATAGCCCTGACCGCTACTACGCCCGCGGCATCGTGGTGCGGCTCGAGGCGGAGACCGTCGAGGCGGCGGCCGACAACTGGAACACAGCCACGCAGATGCGTGAGGCGAAGCGACTCAACGTTTACCCGCGCAATCCAGATTCGTGCATCTACTGGGGGCGGGAGTGCGACTACTTGAACGTCTGCGCCAAGATGGCCACCATTGACGACCCGGTGCTGTTCAAGCACGAACCGGCGCACGTGGAACTAGACAATGGAGAAGGCGACCTGGCAGACGACCTGAGTCTGCTGACACAGTCCTCGATGCGGTCGTATCGGTCCTGTCCGCGCAAGTTCTACTACCGCTACGTGCTACGGCAACGGCCACTCAAGAAGGCAGACGCGCTGGCGACCGGTACCAGCATCCACGAGGCGCTCGACGTATTCCGGCGAACGGGTGGCGATCTCGAGGCGGCCACTCAGGCGCTCGTGACCGAGGATCTGTTCGTCCGAGCGAAGGAGAGGGCCATGCTCACCGGCTACGCCGCACGCTGGGGCAAGCCGGTCGGGATGATCGAGATCGAGCACCAGTTCCGCATCCCATTGGTCAATCCGGAGACGGGTGCGGCATCTCGAACGTTCGCGCTAGGCGGCAAGGTGGACGCCATCGCGGACGCGGAAAAGATTCAGGAGCTAATGAATCCGGCGGTTCCGGTCGACAACTTGGAGGCGCATCTCGAGGCGTCGTTGGAGGAGAATCATGCCCCGTAAGATTGTGCAGATCGTCACTTCGGCACACGCCTTGGATGGAGTTATAGAAGAGAACTTGTATGCGCTCGATTCAACTGGATCGATATGGACGTGGTGTGACGACAGTCGCGACTATACCGCCGGTTGGATGGAGATGGATCTACCGTGGGATTGCAAACGAGAAAAAAAGCCTGTAGCGGGAAGATGAACTCTCCCAAGGAGAACCCATGATCGATCTCAAGCGAATCACCGAAGGCAAACAGCAACGCGAGCCGCGGGTGCTCATCTACGGCGGCGACGGCGTGGGCAAGACGCGATGGGCTGCCGGCGCGCCCGATCCGTTCTTCATCGACGTCAACCGAGGCAGCCTCGAGTACGCCGTCAAGCGCGTCATCCCCGAGAGCTGGGGCGAGATGCTCGAGTGGGTCGGCGCCGTCGAGCGGGGCGACGTCAAGTGCAAGACACTCGTCATCGACTCGGTGAGCGACCTCGAGCACCTCGGCAACGCCGAGTTCTTCCCAAACACGACAATCGACAAGTGGGATGGCGGCTACGGTCGCGGGGAGACATACGCGCTGACGCGCTGGCGGGAGCTGATTTCCGCCTTGGAGCGGGTGTGGATGAGCGGCAAGATCGTGATCCTCGTCGGTCACATGCAGGTCAAGCGGTTCGAGGACCCGACTGGTCCCGGCTACGAACGGTTCGAGCTGGCCGCGCGGTCGAAGCTCGCAGGTCTCATCAAGCAGAGCATGGACTACGTGCTCTTCGCGCGCGAAGAGATCGCGCAGCAGAAGTCCGGCGACGGGAAGATCAAGGCCGTCACGAGCAACGTCCGCTGGACATACACCCATCGCAGCCCGGCCTATGATGCCAAGAGCCGGGGGACGACACTCTTCCCGGAGCGGGTGCTGCTCTCGTGGGAGGAGTTTGCCAAGGCGCGCGCGGCAGACACGGCGCGGCTCGTGGAGCTGCAAGCCGAGATCGACGCGATGCTCAAGGAGGTCGGCGACGACAAGCTCGCGGCGGGCGTCAAGGAGTACCTGCGCGCGTATCCCGGCATGGTCGTCGAGGCGCGTAACCGCGTGGCAGCGCGGCTCGAGGAGTTTCGTGCGGCGGCGACCAAGCCGCCCATGCAGCAGAGCGCGTGAGAGAGTGGACAGTTAGACAATCAAGGAGAAAACATCAATGGTAACCCCCGGCAATTACAAGGCACGCGGCATCAAGGGCAGCGTGCAGCTCGGCGAGACCGAGCGCGGCAATCTCCAGATCGGAATCGACTTGGACATCAAGAACGGAGCGGAGTCGGTCGGGCAGATGACGACGTTTCTGTACTTCACGCCCGAGGCGGCGCCGTACAGCTACGAGCGGCTACGCGCACTCGGCTGGAAGGGTCAGGGTCCCGAGGACATCGACAACATGGACGGCATCGACACGAATGAGGTCGACGTCAGGGTCACGCAGCCCGAGCAGTACCGGGCGCCCGATGGGTCGATGAAGATGGGCAACAGCAAGGTCGAAATCATGACCGGTGGCGCAGGCAAGGTCACGCTCGCCAAGACGGTCGACGCGGCGACCTTCAAGGCACGGCTAAAGGCAATCGGCGGTGGCGGTGGCGGCGCAGTGCCGATCGGTGGCGCCGGCGGCGCTCCGAAGCCTCCGTTCTGAGATGGCGGCCATCGTTCTGTCGCCGGACCAGCGCGAGGCGTATTCCGCGATCTCGCGCTGGTCGAAGGGCGACAATACGGGTGGGATGCTCGGTTCGACGCTGACTATTGGGGGGCTCGCTGGAACTGGGAAGAGCACACTCGTTGGTGCGTTTGCGGCCGAGACCGATCTACTCGTCGCGTACGTCTGCTTCACTGGGCGGGCTGCGTCGAACTTGCGCCGCAAACTCGAAGCGGCCGACGTCCAGACGACTCGCAAGATGCTCACCGACGACGACCGAGCGCGGACCGGTCGCTGGGCGCATCTTTTCTACGGACCGGGCACCATCGAGGAGGGGTTGCCGTTCTGCGACACGATCCACCGTCTGCTCTACCGACCGATCATCGACAGTCGGACCGAGGAGCTGTGCGGCTGGGAACGGCGTGATCGACTCGATCGCTCCTACGACCTCATCGTCGTGGACGAGGCGTCGATGGTGACCGACGCGATGCTCGAAGACATTCGCGCGCACGGCGTGCGCGTGCTCGCGGTCGGCGATCACGGTCAGCTTCCGCCGGTTCGGGGCTCTAGTTCGCTGATGGCGACCCCGGACCTGCGACTCGAGAAGATTCATCGGCAGGCCGAATCGAGTCCCATCATCCGGCTGGCGCATGCGCTTCGCACGACTGGTCGGTTCGACCCTTCGCTCGCCGACGGCGACGTGGTGCGGGTGCTCAACAAGTACGCGTACACGACGGTGTTGCGGGAGTGGGTGGTCTCGTCGGTGAACACGCACGGCCCAGCCGCACCGCTCGATGTCGCCGTCGTTTGCTGGAAACACGCGACCCGCGTCTCGATCAATCGCACGGTCCGCGAGATGCTCGGCTACCAGGGCAAGCTGCCGCAGGTGGGGGAGCCGATCATGGCGCTGCGCAACTACCCGCCGGTCTACAACGGGATGCGTGGAGTGCTCTTGAAGCGCGCGGAGCAGCCGTATCCGGACTACTGGTGGCTGCTCCGTGCGGACATCGACTTCCCCGACGAGGGGGTCAGTGTCGAGGGTCGAGACATCTGCCGCGATCAGTTCCACCGATTGCCAAGGCGGCGCGGAGAGCGAGCGACGTTCGGTTCCATCGACGAGCTGAAGGAGGCCGGCATCAAGGTCGATTCGATGGGAGAAGCGGGCCAGCTTTTTGACTTTGGCTACGCGATGACCGTGCATAAATCGCAAGGATCGCAGTTCGATCACGTCATCGTGTGCGTGGACTGGACCGAAGGTGATACCGACGATGCGCGACGGCTTGCGTACACGGCGGTCACGAGAGCGTCGAGCAGACTCACGGTGCTGCGGTAATCAACGACTGGAAAGGTTGACTCGTAACATGCCGAAAGCCTCTCGAGACTCGCTGCACACGAACCCAGGCAAGAAGAAGAGCAAGAACGCGCGGAAGGTCAGGGAAATCGTCCGGGGCGAGGACGCGGTGGCAGCGGCCATCGCCGATTGGATTGAGCGCAACTGGAACGACACGGACTGGGGTGGGGATCCCGTCAAGGCGATTCCGAAAGGGATCCGAGAGGGCGCGTGGCGGGAGAACGCCGCGCAATGATCCCCGTCGTGGGAGTCCTCTTTCTCCTCGTCGGCGCTACCGGCGTCGGAATCGCCGTCGGCGTCCGCCTCTCGTGGGAGCGGCACGGCGCGCTCTATCGGCGGCTCGCCGCGCAGTACGAGCGGAAGGTCCGCGTGATGGCCAACAAACTGTCCGCGATCCCGCCCGCTTCGCCGTTCACGAGCGACACGGAGCGGTTATGAAGTGCCTTTCCCTGCGCCAGCCTTGGGCTCACCTCGTCCTCTTCCA